GCTCCCAGGCCGTATAGGAGAGCTTCCAGCGGTGACTGCCCTGTGGCGGCGTCGATCTCGGCGACATCCTCGTGGCGGAGGAAGGGGGCCAGGTCCCGGGCGTCCTGGGGGGACGCCAGGCAGACGACTAGATGACTGGGGCTCGTTGGTGCTGGAGCACTTCCCACCGACCCGCCTGGACGCGGCTGGGGAAGGGGGTGATGTTCTTGAGGGTGCAGGAGAGCTCCGTGGAGAGGGCGATGACCCCGAAGGCGGCGGGACCGGTGAACGTGTTGAGCTGACCCATGCCGAGGAGGCCAGTACCGAGGCCGGCTGCGCTGAACTCCTCGCTCGTCGCGGTCCGCAGGGACCGGGCGATCTCGACCCGCAGGATGGCGGTGTCCGCCAGGTAGAGGGTCAGGCGGTGGACGTTGACGGGGTGAGACAGGCGGGGCAGGAGGCTTCCGGACTGGAGTGAGTCGCGCACGACCGGCTGCGAGAGGGTCACGGCCAGGTCGAAGCGCTCGCCCCCGAACAGGGGCACGGCGGTCATGTCCCCGGACACTACGATGGTCGTGGCGGTCTGGGACACGATGGGGACCAGGAGCCCACTCGTAGCATCCACGACCTGCATCGTGACACCGGCCGGGATGGTGTAGGGCAGGGTGAGCGTGGTCTCATCCGGGCCGCCGGCGTAGGCCCGGGTCAACTGATCTTGGTCCAGGCGCCGATCCAGGCTGGTGATCGGCAGGCCGCTCGCCTCGAATAGCTCGGTGCCGGTGGGCTGCTCCTCCAGGAACCAGCCCTCGGCCCGCTCCACGACCAGGCGCAGGACCTCGTCGAAGAAGGCGAGGCCGCGGACCAGGGCGTCGGCGTGCAGCGTCCAGCGGTGGAGGGCGCTCTGCAGCCGCTCCTCTCGCTCGTCCAGGAGGGTCTGGTGCAAATAGATGATGGTCGGGTCGTCGGCGCGGATCGCGGTGAGCCCGGTCAGGCTGGAGTGTACCAGCTCCCGGGCCGCCCCGGCGATGTAGCGGGGCGCTTGCAGGGTGAGCTCCTCGAACTTAGGAGTGATGTCATCGCCTTTCCGACTGGTCTCCACCAGGCCCGTGTTGCCGGAGTCAGTCCGGGCGAAGACCACGCCGCGGCTGGTGTCGGCAGGGCGAACGGAGGCGAGGAAGTCGAAGGCCCGCAGCGGGGTCAACTGAGCGGTGGACGGCGTGAGGGCGGGCTCGGCGATGAGCTGGAACTGACGCCGGTCGCTGCTGACGATCAAGTCGTCGGCAGTGGCCACGGCGGTCAGGAGCTTGTCCGCCTGGGTGAGAGAGGTGAGCTCGATGGGGTCCGTGTCGGGGAGGTCCCGGACGGTGGTCCGCCAGAAGTTCAGGATCTCGCCGGCCTCGCTGAGGATCAGCTTGTCGCCAGACAGGAAGCCCAGGCGCCCTCGGAACAGGAACAGGTCGTTGATCTTGGCGCCGACGAAGCCGGGGTCCGGGTTGGTCGTCGTGTCTCCCACCAGGCGGTCGTCCCAGTCGACGGCGGACACGTCGAAGTAGATCGCGTTGGGGATGCCGGTGATCGTCCCGGCGGCGTTGTCCTGCCGGCGGGTCAGCACCTGGGGCAGCGTCGCGGCGGACAGGAGAAACGGGATGCCCGGGGCGAGCGTCTCCTCCCAGAACCCATCCTCGAAGGCGAAGGGGTTGGTGAGGACGAACTTGGCGTAGAAGTCGTTGGTGGGCGAGTTGTCCTGGCCCACGATCTTGACGAGGGTGGAGTTGTTCCCGAACTGGAGCGGCAGATCGGTGAACCGGGTCACCCGACCCCCGTTCGTCCGGAAGGCGATCATCTGCTCGTCGCCCTGCCCGTCCGTGGCGGCGATGGACCCGAGAGTCTTCGTGCCGTTCGTGATGAGGAAAGTCGACCCGATGTTGGAGCCGGCCGTGTACAGGCCGCCCCCGGCGTTGATGGCCGCGACCAGCCCGGTGACGGTGTCGACGGTGTCATCAGTCCCGCCCGCCGCCGTCGTGAACGAATACGGCGTCGACGTTCCGTCGGTCGCCCGGAGCGTCAGCTTGTAGATCGTGTTCGGCGTGGCCTCCTTGACGAACACGCCGCCCGTGATGCCACCACCGGGGCCGGCCGGGCTCGTCCCGCTCGTCGCCCCCACCGTCTGCTCCGTGTTGAGCAGGTAGGTGCTGTCGGCGATGGTGAGGGCCCGGAACAGGTCGGGCCGGTCGTGGACGTAGGCCGGGACCGTGTCGGTGAGCGTGATGGGCCCGAGGCTCGGGATGATCGCGCCACGGATGTCGTGGCAGCGACAGCCGAACAGGAGGAGGCGCTTGTTCTCGGGGTTCGCGCCGGTCGTGTGGAACCGGATCTTCAACCGCCGGGTCGTGCCGACGATGGGCAAGACAGTCCCGGAGAAGGTGTCCGAGAAGTAGATCGTGCAGCGGTACCAGCCGTGGCCGACACTCTCGACGGTCGCGGCATAGACGTTCCCGGGTACGGTCGAGTCGACTGTCCCGCCGAAACCATCGGGCACGCGGAAGGCGGCGAGGGTGATGACTCCGTCCGCGCCCACGGCGAACCGGGCCCCGTAGGTTTCCGGCGCCGTCGTCACCAGGGTCAGCTCGAAGTCGCTGATGGCGCTGGAGCTCTTCTTGGCGTAGACCGACAGGGCGGTCAGCTTCGCGAAGGTGCCGAAGTCCTGGTAGATGTCGCTGACGGTCGCGGCGGCGCCGTTGCCGACCTCGGCGACCGTGTCGGCGTTGACCGTGACCAGGCTCTCGCGCCGGCCGAAGTTGAACGGGCCGCGCCCGGCCACGTAGGACGTGACGCTGTTGCCGGCGACCGAGAGCCAGTCCCCGGCCCCGATGACGAAGTCCTCGTCCTGGTCGACCACGCCCCCCGAGGTGCGGGGGTCGAGGTAGTTGATCGGGGTGCCGGTACCGATCCGTCCACGGCCGGCGTTCGTGGACGTGCCGTTGACCTTGACCTGGAACTCGGTCCCGTCCTCGGCGCTGAACACGCGCACTCGGCGCTCGCCGGCCAGGACCAGGTAGCGCTCGACGGGGTCCCGGTTGATCCAGTGGGCCAGGCGTACGCTCTCCAGGCCGGGGAGGAGGCGGGCCAGGTGGCGGGTGCCGGGTCGCTTGGTTAGGCCGTTGACCGGGTGGAGGAGCGCGTTGTCGACGGCCTCGACCTGCCCCGGCTGGCGGCCGGCGGGCGGCTGCTGGCTCACGCCGCCGAGCAGGTGGGGGATCGCGACCTCGATCAGGGGCATCGGCTAGAATCCGCCCATCCGGTCGAGGGGACTGCGGCGCCGGGTGAACTGGCGCACGCCGGGGGCGTTCAGGGCGTTGGCGTCACTCGTGTCGAGCTCCTCCCGCTGCAGGACCTGGAGGGCGCGGGCCTCGTCATCGGTGCTGAAGCGGTAGAGCGACGGGTCCCCGATCAGGCGGGCTTGGACGTTGCGCCCGGCCCGGACCGTGACGTAGTGGCGGAAGCTGTCGGGCGTGGCGTCGAAGTCGAGCAGGCGAACTAGATCGACCCGGATCTCGCTGTGGTTCGAGAAGTCGAAGGGGTCGGCGTTGCGCGAGTCGGCGTTCTTGTCGTAGAGGCAGCGGCCGTCTACGGGGTGGCGGCGGATGATGATGTCCGCGCCCCAACTGCTGCGGAATCCGCCGCGAGTGGCGTTGTCGGCGCGGGATACATCGTCGGTCACGGGCACCCGGTTGGAGGCGTTCTTGAGTAGCTTGACGCTGCGTTCCGTATTGAAGTAGAACCCAAGATTCTGTACGAGTCGGGAGACGTACCGAAGTTCCGCCAAGGCAAGAGTGGCTTCCGGCGTGAGATCGGCGGCGAGCAGTGAGTTCACGGGCATCCGCGAAAGCATGGATAGCACGTAATTCACGCTCTCCAGTTCAGTCAGGACAGAGGCCATGTTGGAGATAGTGTAGCGCGCAGAAGGAGGGAGCCCCTCCCCCGCCGCTGCAACGGCGAGAGAGGGGATCCGGGGGGACTAGGCGTCAGTGACCTCGATGCAGGCCTCGGGGCGGAGCCACGAGATGCCGCACAGCTTCTTGGCAACCATGAGCGTCGACTGGTAGCCGATGTCGTAGTCGCTCTCCAGGGTCAGGCCCAGGCGCTCGACGTAGCCGATCCCGGCCTCATGCCAGGCGAGGGCGACGGTCTTGTCGTAGGCACCCGCCACGACCGCGGCGCCGCCGTTGGCGGCTGCGGGCGCGGACGAGCCGCCGTAGACGTTGAGCGCGCCGGTGCGGTTGGACGCGCCCGACTGCTCGCCCGACAGGCCGGCGGTGTTGTCCGCCGAACGCAGCCGAGCCGAGACGTGAAGCTGGAACCCGGCGACCTTGAACACGGAGCCATCGGCGAAGTCGCCGTTGACGCCCTGAACCCAGTCGCGGTTGATGAGGTCCGTCTGCTGGGCCAGGTTCGACATGCACTCGGGAGTGATGGCGACATGCCGGCCAAGGGCGGGGACGAATCTAGAATCGAACAGACGCTTGAGGGCAAACAGGGACGCCGCGGCGCTCGCGCCGTTGCTGTTCCAGTCCGCGTCGAGGAAGCGGATACCGGCGCGACTGTTGTTCACGCCGTCACCGCTGGAGATGAGTTCCGCCGAGCGGGCGCCGTTGGCGACCATCAGCAGGCTCCGGATGTCGAACTCCTCGGCGACGCCCTTGCCGAGTTCGGCCGCATGGCCGGCCCGGACGTCGTACTGCGCGCGGAGTTCGTCGAACTCGGTGATCGCCGTGGCCGAGATGATCGGGCCATCGAGGAACACTTCCTTTTCGTTGGATTTGATCTGCTGGTTGTAGACCGAATCCTGCCAAATGTTCGTAATCACGCCGGTACCGCCGGGCAGCAGACCCGTGGCCTTGGCGCGGCCGGTGACGAGGAACTGCGCGCTCTTCGCCCCACGAGGCGCCTCACGGCGCATCATGTAGGGCTTCATTACGTTGTATTCGTCGAAGGCGACGAGGACTTCGTTGATGAAGAGCTTGAGGAAGAGAGCACTTGCGTCCGACTCGGGCGTGAAGTCGTTGTTGATCGCGCCCGGTCGAGAGAGGATGGCATCATCCACCATGGGAGGCCTCCTTGGGTTGCCGGCCGTCTCGCGGCTCGCTTATCAGGCGGCCCGTATGACGGGAGCTCGGCGTGGGGTCAGTGTCGGTTGGGGGCCGACATGCGCACTCCTCGGCTCGGGTCGGTCGCGCGGTTATCCCCCGTGGGGGGCCGGGGACCCTCGTGTCGGATCTGGCTGTCGTACCGGGGAGCCCCCCGGCGGGGTATACGTCGGCATTCGCTATGCGCGAACACCGAATGGATGGGGGCCGAGGGCGGGCTTGCACCGCCAACCTCATCCCTTTGTATCGGGAGGCTCTGCGTCGCCCGCGAGGGCGCCCCGCGGGTTGCGGGTTCGAGCTACTCGGCCAATCGACGCCGCGAGGCGGGAGTCGAACCCGCATCCGGGGTGCATGGGCCCCGTACTGCCACTTGTACGACTCGCGAGCGCCAGTCCCCTACTTCAAGCGACCGTGTTTCGCGGTCGTCCGGCGCCGGGGCTGCAGGCGCCATGCGGGCTATTCGGCGTTGCCGCCGCACACTGGGTCACTCCACGTTCCCAATCCGCACTACTTCCAGATAGCTGCCCGGGCGGATGGTCCCGGTGGCGCCGGCGGTCTGCCAGGCGACGTGCAGCTCCAGGGCGCGGGCGGTCGTCACGGTCAGGTACTGGACCGTGTGGAAGTGCGAACTGGAGGCGGACAGGAGGACAGCGCCGTGGACGTTCTCGTACTCGACGTCAACCGCCGCGGCGGCGGCCGTGGTGAGGGCAACGTGATAGTCGGAGTCGGTGCCCGCCTCGACCAGGAGAAGGCTGACCTCGACGCGGTATACGCCCGGCTCCAGGAGGATCCGGTCGTTCGTGTCGTCCAGGCTGACATCGCCGCCTGTCAGGCCGAGCCCGAAGGGCTGCATCGCCTTCGCCGACTGAGCGGCCGACAACGGGATCTTCGTACCCACAACAGGGAACGTACCACCGGCCGCAGCGACCGTAGGGGCGACGGCGGCGCTAAAGGCGTGCCTGAGCTGAGTTTGATACGCGGAGTCGTTGACGAAACGCTGACGTTGCTTGCCCATGGGATACTAGGAGGGTTGGACGGGTTGAGACGGGGGATGGAGGCGGGTGCGGACGAGCTCCGCCACAGCGGCGGCCTCCTCGCTCCCAAGGATGTGCTTGTTGTCGACCTTGCGGATGCCAAGGTAGCCGAGGGCCAGAGTGCTGGCCATCGTGCCGACGGTGCCGAGGATAGCGCCCCATTGGATGCCGGGGTGGGCCGCGGCGATCTGGCCACCCACGGCCTGGGACTGCGCCTCGGAGATGATACCGGCCTCGACGCTATTCTCCAGGCCTTGCGTGACCTGCTCGACGGAGTAGACGCCGGGCGGCGCGCTCGCGCAGCCGGGGAGAAACAGCATCGCCAGGGAGAGGGCCACGGCGTAGAAAAGGACGAGATAGGCGAATCGGCGCATGGTCAGTTGCGAGCGATGGATTTGGCGGTCCAGGAGTGGGACTCGTCGAGGGCCTCCAGGGCCTTGTCGCGCTCCCAGGAGGGCGGGCAGAGGGAGGCGATGTGGCGCGCGAGGAGGCGCATCCCGTCCCGGAGGGAGACAATCCTCGCCACCTGGTCGTCGGTCAGCTTCACGGAGCTGGGCCCGAATCTGTGGTCGATCATGCTGTCCAGGACAGGATCGCTGAAATCGTCATGCGCCACGGCCACTACCGGATCAGCCCCATCTTCTGGGCCACGCGGAGCCGGTCCTCGACCTGGGCCCGGTAGGCCGGCTCCTCGCGGTAGCGCTTGTCGCGCATGGCGGCGTGGAGCTCGTGCTCGGACTGGAAGGGGATGACGCCGCCGTGGTCGTTCTGCGGGCGGCGGCCGGCGATGATGCGGGGGGCCCGACCGACCTCTGCCTCGTACTTGGCGGCCAGGCCGTCGATGGCCAGGCGGGCCTTGACCTCGTCCCCGGAGTACACGAGGCTGTTGAACGCCTCGCGCTCGGCGGGCTGCAGGTGCCCGCGTGCCCAGTCGGTGAGTTCGCGGACCGCAGCCTCGCCACCCAGGCGCTGGGTCGCGATGGAGCGGGCCTGCTGGTCCTGGTGGTGGAGGAAGGCCAGTTGCTGGTCGATGTAGCCGTCCGGGAGGCCCGTGCGCTGCGTGAACTCCTGGCGCGTCTTGTCGCTGACGGCCCCGGTGGAGGCGAATTCCTGGGTCATGCGGGCGATGATGTCGCCGGCGCTGGGCGCCGTCGTGGGTGCCGCGGGGTCTGCCGGGCTCACGGGCGCGACCGAGCTCGCGGGTGCGACCGGCATCGCCGGGGCCGCGGGGGCCTGGCTGATGACGCCGAGGCGGCGTTCCAGTTCGCCGTACGCGCGACTGAGGTCCTCGGGGCTCTTGAACTTCTCGGGCAGCCAGGCGGGGCGCGGGTCGCCTCCGGCGCCCGCGGGGGCGGGGGTGGCCTCGATGCGGGTGACCTTATCGCCCGGCTGGGGCGACTCGACCACGCCGATGTCGGGCGTGGCGGGCGCGGGCGCCGGGGCGGGACTGTCGTTCGCCACTGCTTTCGATACGCTCATGCTGGTGCGGGTGCTTCAGGGTTGAGGCCGAGGCGCTGGGCGACCCCCGGCCCGATGGCGTTGACGACCTGCGGCCCGACGCGCTGGGCGAGGGCCATGGCCTGGGCCTGCTGCGCGGCCTGCTGGATCTCCTCCTCGGTGCGGAGGAGACCGTTCGTGTCAACTCCGGCGGCGGCGAAGATCGCTCCGAGGAAGGTACGGACGTTGATATTCTGGACGAACTGCTCAGGACCCACGACGGCCTGGGCAGTCTGCGCCGCCACGGTCAGGCGGGTGAGCTCCTGGCCTCGGCCGAGGGCCTCGATGCCCGTGACGATGGCGGGGCGGACGGCGCGGGAGGGCAGGCGCTTGATCTTGCCCTGGCGCACCATGCGCTCCATGAACATGCGGACCAGCGGCAGCTGGAGCTCCTGGGAGAGCACGCTGAAGACGCCCCCGAGGGTGCCCTCCAGCTCCTGGGCCACGTAGCGGATCTCCTCGGCAGTGACTCGCTCGGCCTGACGCTGGACGGTCGCGTGCAGGAGGAAGGCCCGCTGGAGACGATCCTCGATGCGGTTGGAGGCGGCGAGCACGACCTGCAGGTCCCCGCCCTTGTTGATCGGGGGGTAGGTCACGTCGGTCGGGCGGCCGACCACGTAGGCCCCGTTCGGGGCGTTGTTCAGGTCGTCGGCGGTCGCGGCCCCGGCGGGGTCGACCAGGCCGACCAGGCGGCTCAGGATCGCGGCGGCCTCCACGATGGCGCGCGTGAGGCCCTCCAGGGAGACCAGGTCGCCGATGACCTCCTCGACCATCCCGCGGCCGTAGTCCTCGCCGTCGATGGCGGCGTAGCGCAGGACGCGCCAGGGGAGTAGCTCCTCGCGGTAGCTGCCGACGGAGCCCGGGACCAGGGCGCCGTCATGCATCTCCTGCCGGACGTGGTAGCGGCTGCTCTCCTCGTCCCACTCCACGCAGGTGTATATGGAGACGGAGGGCCGGGCGTCGGAGCGGTGGAACGGCGTCCCGACGTCGCCCAGGTCCATGGCCGGCACGGGCGGTTGGGGCACGCTGGCCGGCACGTACTCGGGGTCCAGGGGCTCTCGGATCACCAGGCACAGCAGCTTGCCGAGGGGATCCCGGCGGGCCACGTACTGGTCCAGCGGGACCACGCGGGCGGCCCCGTCGGGCTGGACGTGGAAGGTGACGTTGCCCGCGACCAGGAGGTGCTTCAGCGCCTCGAACAGCTTGACGCGGAGGGCCAGGACCTCGAACTCGGAGGCGATGGCCCGCTCCATGGCGGCCAGTCCCTCCTCGACCTCCGTGGACACCTTGGGGCCCGAGCTGCGGATCGCCTCGGGGTCGCTGGGGACCAGGCGGAACCACGGCTGGGGGACCGAGAACAGGGACATCAGCAGCTTGCTCGCCAGGTTGGTGACCCCGGCGGCCCCGACTCCCTGGTAGGGGGTGGGGAGCTCCGAGCTCGGTCCGTGTCCCAGGGGCGGGACCAGGCTCGGGATGGTCAGCAGGGAGGCGTTCCGGGCCCGGCGGAGGAACTGCTCCCGGACCTGGTGCCAGCGGTTGTAGCGCGAGGCGGCCGTCCCGACCGGCCCGCCGGAGACCGCGCCGGGCTCGCTATAGGCCAATGCGGTCCACCAGCGGCCGGCGCTGCTGCTCCAGCTGGGTCGGCTTACCGGCCAGGCGGCGACGGGCCTCCGGCTCCAGGATGTCCGTCGCCGTCTGGGGAGGCGGCGCCGGCGGGGTCAGGGCGTACGGGTTGGGCCCGCCCTGGGTCTTGGTGAACCCGGACTGGCCGCCGGTGGTGGATCCGATGCACATTGGCTATGACGTGGGACGCGGAGACGTGGGCCGGGACTGGGCGTCGAGGTGGTGGCGCAGGAAGGCCACGACTTCTCGGGCTCCCCTCTGGCGCATGAGGTCCAGGGCTATGGCCTCGGCCCCGGCCCCGGTGACCGTAGGGAACCGGTCCGGGTAGACGGCCTCCAGATACTCGACCAAGGCGAGCGAGATGGACGGAGGGCCCCTGGTGAGGTCGATGCGGTCGCTCATTATGTGGCGTGGCGAAGCTGCTTGAGCTCGCGCTGGGTGCGGGCACGGAGTTCGCGGTCGTGGTCGGTCAGGCGGCGCCGGCCGCCCACTGGCGTTAGGGCGAGTATGAGCTCCACCTGGGGACGCTTCTCGTATATATACGGTAAGGCTACGGCTAGGGCGGAGCGGGCGGCGGGGCCGGTTAGGCCGAGCTGGAATCTGGTCTTCTTCTGCCCCGGGACCACCTGGAGGCGCCGGACCGTCCCGCCGAGCCGGCGCTGGAGGAGTTCCAAGGTTGGGCGATGGGTGGAGGTGACCTGGATCCGGGCGGTCCCATCCCATCCGACGTAGCCTTCGGAGTCCAGGACCGCCCCCCACCATACCGGGAACTCATCTTCGGTGAGATCCATGGCGGTAGGCGGCGGGGGGGTGGGGGTTCTAGGGGGAGGGGCAGGATTTCGGCGGTGGCTGTCACCAGTTACGGAACGAAGGCTGCCCCGGCCTTCCAACGCCAGTCGTGGCTCGATGCCCGGATCAAGGATCCGGGGATCTTGGGCTCGTAATAGAAGACCTGGAGCCCGACCACGTCGGCGACGTGGCGCTCTAGACAGGCACCGTGGCTACGGTTCCAGTCGTCCAGCAGCACGACGGCCTGCTGCTGCATGAGGGCGGGCAAGTCCCGCTGCATACAGGCCAGGATGCCGAGATCGTCGGCCTGCGCGTCGGCCTCGATCGGGCTCCAGACCTCGTGGCCGAGGCCGCGCAGCCGGACCGTGGCCTCGACGAAGGCCGAGGCGTTGTTGTCGGGATAGCCGCGCATCGGTCCTGCCAGGTAGATCCTCATGAGCGTTCCGCCTCGATCTCCCGCTGGAGCAAAGCCAGCGCCCGCCAGGCCACCTTCGCACTGTGCCGGACCCCGTCCGTGTCCCGCTTGCCTCGGTCGATCAGGTGGCGAAGGAGGGCGTCTGGCTCGTCGGTCGACTTGTCCTTCGCCCAGTGCAGCGGCTGCCCCGGATTGTGCTGGTCGTTCCCGATCCGGCTGAGCTCGGCCACGGCGAGCAGGGCGTCCGGGAAGTAGTCCAGGCAGCCGGTGCAGAGCGGCAGAGACTTGCGGGCCTTCGCGTCGGTCGATACCCGCGGCTGGTTGAAGTTGGCCGAGCTCACGTCGGGGGTGTCCACAGCTTGATCTCCTGGGTCTTGCGGTTGTAGTAGCCCTGGCGCAACACGAATGCCAGGCGGGCTTGGAGGAGGGCATCATCGCGGGTCAAGTTCTTCAACTCGAAGGCGTCCACGATGCGCTCCCAGACGTCCTCTTCGTCGCCGTCCTGGCCGAGGAGGATCTTCGCCGCCTTCACAGGCCCGCACCCGGGCAGACCAGGATAGCCGTCCGTCCGGTCTCCGGTCAAGGTCTGAGTCAGGTGGAATAGGACGCCCTGCTCGGGCGTGACCTCGATGAGCTCGTCCGTATCCGGGTTGTAGTGCCAACCTGGAATTTGCTGGAGGTCTTTGTCGATAGTGACGATGACCTTCCCCTCGGTAGGTTCCTTGGTGGCGAGCAGGCCCAGGATGTCGTCGCCCTCCAGGCGGGGGGCGCGGTGGACCTTGGCGTGGGCGACCATGTTCGCTTCGAGCTCGGCGAAGCCGGGCGGGCGCAAGTAGGCCGCGCGGTGGCACTTGTACGATGGGGCCAGGTCCTTGCGGAAGTTCGCGGCCCGGTCGCCCAGGGCCAACTGCATGTTCGTGCAGTCCAGGCGCTGGCGGATCTTCGTGAACTCGTGCCGCAGCCACCCGCCGGCGGCGCGGACGTTCATGGTCCAGGTCGTCTCATCGCCGAAGGTGACCTTCGCGCCGTTGACGGCGCAGGCGCGGTGCAGGTAGATGTCGGCGTCGACGAGGATGGTCGTGAACTTCATGCGCGGTCCTTGCATACGGCCAGCCGAGCTCGCGCCGTCTCTAGGTCCTTCGCCAAATCGCGCACCTTGCGGCCCCAGTAGTGGACCGACCACGCCATGTCGCGGCGTTTGCTTGCAAGATTCGCGATCGCGCGGGCCTTCTCCTCCTCAGCGCGCTGGGCGTTCTCGGCGTCGCACGCGCGTTGGCATTCCTCGTGCGAACGGAAGAGTCGTGTCGCCTCGCAATACGAGCACGACAGTGCGTCGTCTCTGTAGCGGATCACATCGCCGTTGACATCGACGCGCGCACACAGGAAGCGCTCAGGTCGGTGTTCGAATCGTGTACGCTTCACGCGACCTGAGGGCGGGTCAGACCCGAGCGAGCAGCACGCGCAGGCGATGAACACTTGTTCGCCGTTGCCCTGAACCAATGTAAGTGCCTTGGTTCCGGCGCACTCGGGACAGACGAGATACTCCTCGACGTGACCATTACCGCAGCGCCACACGATCTCGCCGATCGCGAACGGGATGGGCAGTGAGGCACTCATGTCTTGATGCTCCAATTGTACCCCACACTGACGTGCGCGGCAAGCGGAACCCGCAGCGTGTAGCGCTCGCCGGCCTGCACGATGGCCTCGGCCAGGGCTGCACCGCAGATGGCGCCCTCACCCTCGCGGACCTCGCACACGATCTCATCATGGACGAAGGCTACCATGGTCCCGGCAGTCCAGGGATGCGCGTCCACGATCGCCCGCTTCATGAGGATGGCCCCGGTTCCCTGGACCAGGGTGTTCAGGGCGGCGTGCTTGGCACGGACCCAGGCCCGGCGCCCGTCGGGCAGGCGCAGCCACCCGCGCGACACGGCGTCGGCGGTCACGGCGCGCACCAGTTTGCCCAGGCCCGGCAGGCCGCCCAGGATCGCATTCCTGACCTGCCTGCCCATCGAGGGCCGGCCGATGATGCGGCCCACCTTATCGTCCTGGGCGCCGTAGCAGATGCCGTAGAAGACCTGCTTCGCGACCACGCGCGGCACGTCCAGGCCCGAGGCCCGCTTGATCGACTCCTGGTTCCGCGCGTGGACGTCGCCCTCCAGGAGCACCTTGGCGAGGTCGCCCCCGTCGAAGCGGGCGGCGTAGTGTCCCATGATGCGGGCCTCCAGGCCCGAGGCGTCCACGATGACCAGCTGATGGCCGGGGGCGGCGACCCAACAGGCGCGCATCTCGGAGCCGGCCTCGACGTTGCCGAGGTTGGGGCGGGAGTGCGTGCAACGGCTGGTCACGGCGGCATTGTGCGTGACCCGACCCCGCACCCGGCCGTCCGGGCTGACCAGCTTGAGCCAGGCGGTCTTGCCCTCGGCGATGGTCCCCAGGCGCTTCTGAATGAGCAGGCGCTCATGGATCAGCTTCGCCTCCGGGTAGGGCAGGGTGGACATGACGGCCTCGTCGACCTGCGGCTGCCCGGTGGGCGTGTAGACCCGGGGCTTCCACCCGTACTTCGCCGTCAGGGCGCGAGCGACGTGGGCCCGGCTGTTCGGGTTGAACGTGGTGATCCGCGTCTTCCGGATCTGCCGCTTCGGGGTGACGTACTCGTCCTCGAAGTCGGGGAAGGCCGCGCGGAGGGCGGCCGTGAGCTCCGCCCGGCGGGCGGACTGGGCGGCCACGATGGCCGTGGCCCGCTCCTGGTCCAGTCGGAAGCCCCGACTCGTCATGCCCTCGATCAGCGGGGCGAAGGCCTGCTCCAGCTCGATCTGCTCGGTGGTGGGCTGGTGGGCCTGGATGCGGCGGACGAGCAGGTCCAGCACGACCACGTCCTGCGCGCAGTAATCGAGCATCTCTGGCGTTAAGTGGGCCCAGCTGGCGGGTTTGTCGCCCTTCTGGTCCCGGAGCCGGTGGCCCCACGCCTCCAGGCTGTGCCTGCCGACCATCCCCTTGGGGCGTGTCTTGCCCCGCTTGATGTCGGCGGCGTCTAGGTCGGCCAGGTGCTCGTCGGGCCAGATGGTTCGGCCGATGATGAGGCTGTCCCGCAGCCGGCCGCGCGGCTCGTAGCCGGGGTACACCTTGCGCAGGGCCGGCTCGTCGAAGGCCTGGCCGTTGTGTGCCCACCGCTCCTCGGCGGCCTCCAGGATGGCCAGGCCGTCGTGCATGGATCCGTCGCGCGGGGCGAGCTCGGGCTGGTCGTGATAGCGGCGGACGGCCGGGTCGCCCGGACTCACCAGGCACAAGCAGTGGATCCTGTCGAGTTCGTGGAGCAGCCCGTTCGTCTCCGTGTCGTAGGCCAGCCAGGTCACGACGCGGTCTCCGGCTCGAACAGGGTGACCTCGCGGTACGTCCCCGTCTCCTGTCCCCACTCCAGCGCGCCGGCCGGGCCGGTCAGGCCGACGGGCCGGTTCTTGAGGACGTGCAGGTCGAGCATGTTCTCGCCCTTCGACTGCTCCCGCCCAGCGGCGATCACCACGTCCGACAACTGCTCGATGGCGGCCGAGCCGCGAAGGTCGGACAGGCGGGGCACGGCCCCGTCCTCGTACTGCGGCCCCTGGCCGCGGCGCTTCAGCTGGCTCACCAGGATAAGGCCGCACTCGCACTCTTCGGTAAGGGCGCGGAGATGACTCATCAGCACGTCGATGTCTTTCCGCTCGTTCTCTCCCTCCTGGCCGGAGATGGCGATGGTCAGGTGGTCGAAGACGATCCAGCGGCATCCCACGCCCTTGGCGAGGTATCGCACGCGGGACAGGAGGGTCTTGGAGTCGAGGCTGCCGAAGTGGTCGAGCAGGGCGATGCGGCCGGCCAGATGCTCGTCCCATAGCGGGCGCAGGGCGGCCCAGTCCGTGGTCTCCTGGGCCCGAAGATGCTGGCCGGCGAGGATGCCGAGCATGCCGAGCAGGCTCTGCCGGGGGTTCTCCTCCAGCGCGACCCAGCCCACCCGCTCCCCGCTGCGGACCAGGTGGACCCCGAGCTCGCGGGCCAGGGTGCTCTTGCCTATGCCGGTGCCGGCGCAAATGGTCACGATCTCCTTCGGGCGCAGGCCGCGCAGCTTCTGCTGCAGCCCCTGCCAGGGATACGGGATGGACCCCAGCGAAGCGTCGCGGGTCGCTCGCGCCCAGAGGGCGTCCCCCTCCAGCACCCCGTCGGGCCGCCAGGCCCGTGCCCCGAAGATGGCGTCCACGATCTCCCGGTCCCGGCCAGCCTGCAGCATGTCGCTGGCGTCCTTGAGCGGGAGGCGGGCCACCTTGACCCGGCCGGGCGAGAGGATCGGGGCGGCGGCCTGGACCGCCTTCTCGCCTGCCTCGTCCTGGTCGAACATGAGGATGACCTCATCGAACCGCTCTAGCCACTCCAGGTTGGCGCGGAACGCGGCCTCGGCGGAGCCCGAGCCGTTGGCGAGGCTGACGACCGCCCACTTGTGGTCCTGGACCTGGGAGACAGAGATCGCGTCGAGCTCCCCCTCGGTGACGACTAGCTTTCGGCCGGCGTCCCGCCACAAGTGGCGGCCGTAGAGTGACTCCGCTCCACGAGCATCGCCGACCCAGCCGAAGCGCTTGTCTTTGCTGCGCCACTTCTGGGCCACGATGCCCTGCCCCTCTCGGGCGGCGTACTGGGCGACCTGGACCGGCTCCCCGGCGTGGACCGCGCTCCCGTACCGCCAATGGCGGCAGGTGGCCTCGGTCAGGCGACGCTTGGGGAGTCCGACGAACCGCACCGGAGCCAGGAGGCCGCGCACAGAGGCGCGGGTGTCAGCAAGAGGCTGACTTCCATCCTGGCTGTGTTCCGGTGATCGACTCACGTGACAACTGAAGCAGTGTCGGACACCGCTGGAGTAGAGGGCCACCCCATCAGAGGACCCACAGCGGTCACAGGGTTCGTGCCTGATGAAGACGCTGGATGAAGAGTTCAAGGTAGTCCAACGGAACCATGACATGCCAGCGGCCGAGATCCTCGCGCATCAGGACGACAGGCGCGTCGCCATCGCCAGCTTCGCGGTAGGCCTGCTCCATGAACTGCATGGCGCCGATCTTCCCGCGGCGCTTCACTTCAAAATGAATCCCAGGCGCGCCCCGAAGGTCGGCTTGCTCCTTCCCACTGTGTTGGGCGGCGCGAGTCATGGGCAGTCCGAGATGCTCGCGCAGAGCTCGGGCCGCCTCCAGTTCCCCAACCTTCCCCTTCCGCCGGCTATTGACCACGTCGGCTTACCAGTCCACCTCGGCCGGGCTGCCCTCGGCCGTCAGTGCATCGCCGGACTCCGGCGCGTGGATCACCTCGACCGGATCGCTGGCCTTGACCGTCTCCACGAAGCCGTCGGGGAGCTCCTCGAACTCCGCCTTGGCGCCGCCCACCGGGACTAGGTCCTTGACCTGAACGCCCACGAGGCGAAGGGTGAGGCCGCTGCCGAGCGCGGCCGTGAAGAATCCCTGGGGCATGAACTGCACCCGGATCACGGAGCCCGAGCCGACCTCCTGGTGGACCGACTTGTTCTTGCTGTCCACGGTGGTCGGCGAGGACTCGCCGACGATGGTGCCGTTTTTGTCGCGGCGGATCGCCTTCAACCTGCTGTTCAGTTGCCAGCCAGTCAGCTCCTCGCCGGTATCGTCATCGACCGGCCGCTTGTACGGCTTGTCCGCCCGCTTGATGTCAGTCAGTTTGGGCTTGTCGGCCTTGGCCTCGGCCAGATTACGCTGGTAGGCCTCCTCGTACAGCGCATCCAGCTCGGCGATGAAGGCGTCCGTGTCCGGCCCTTCGGGCAGGATGATGCGGGCGCTGTAGTCCCCGTCGGGGTTGAATTTGGTGCTCGGCCGGATCAGGGCACAATAACCGGCGATCCCGAACGGCGTGGTTAGCTTGATCTTCTTGGTCTTGTTCACGAAAAGGCGTACTCCGAGTTGAGGATTCCCATAGGATCCAGGCTGCCCCTTGTGGGAGGCTGAGGTAAGTCTACCCGACCACCGGCCGCCCGCGCAAGTTGATCGCGCAAATTCACCAGCAGGTCGGGCTGGAACATCTCGGCGTAGACCTCGCGCACGAGGCGTCCGAGCTCGGCGACGTCGGGGGCCAGGGCGCCGAAGCTGTCGTGGATGGTGGACACGGGTCGGTCACCGAACCTGGATACCACCCGAGCCAGGGCGGCGGCATCCAGCGAGTGGACGAAGTTTGGGGGCAGGCCGTTACGGTGCCGGCGCTTGTTCGGTCGACCGGCGTCCCGGCGGTGGCGGACCCAGCGGACCTTCTCGCCCAGTTTGGTCCGGATTACCTGGGACCTCCACTGGGGATACGATGACCGGACGGGGAAGCCCGTCGGGGCTACCCAGAGCGGCTGTGCGCCGGCTCGCACGACAAGGTCGGTCAGTTGGCGCATCCAGGCCATAGCCTCCAGGGCTCGGCCCAGGGTACCCTCGATGGCCGTCCATAGAAGGTTGGCGAGCTCGGTCAGCCGGCCGAAGGCCTCGCCGGCGGTAGGCCAGGCGGCGGGCCGGCCGAGTCGTACCTCCTCCTCGTACCATTCGACCACGTACTGCCGCACGGACCAGCGGGTGCAGCCGTAGGGGAGGGTCATAACAGAGCGCTTCGCGGCGGCCCGGGGCATGCGCCCGCCCTCGAACCAGGCGAGCCAGCCGCGGGCGCAGTCGTCGTCCGCCTCGCGGAGGGCCGAGGTCACGGCGTCGGCCACGTCCTGGTAGACGTCCCGACGATCGCCCGGCGTGCAGTTAGTCGCCGACCCCCCGACAGGGTCGCGCAGGAGCATCGAGAGGATCTGGAGCCCGTTGTTCGAGCCGTCGATGTAGCAGGGGATCCGGGTCAGCACCCGGCCGGTCTCCAAGAGCTCGCCGGCCTCTAAGCACCAGGCCAGGAACTGCCAGGGCTCCTCGGCCTCCTGCCACCAACGGCAATCGAGCGGGTCGGCATGGACACGGCGGATGTCATCACGCCGGAGCAAGGTCCAGGCAATCCGATCTCGAAGCGGCAGCTTGTCATGCCCGAAGCAATTGGCCCCGTGGACCCAGAACCAATCCGACCACTCGATCCACGCCCCATCCGCGAACCGGAGCAGGCCGCGCGCGAGGTCGGGCCCTTGCGGCTGCAGGAACTGGGGCACGGGATACACTCGGCCGCGGAAGTCCAGTTGCTGGGGGTAGTGGAACTGGCCCTCGGGCTGCAGCCGCCCCGCCAGCCACAGGATGCGCGCCGCTTCGCCGCGCGTCCCCGCCCGGCGCAGATTCTCCCGGCGCACCAAGAACCTCTCCCGCATCCACTCGGCGGTCACGGGCTGTCCGCCGGGCGGACGAGGCGGCAGGGGGACGTCCTCCGCTCCGCCGACCCCAGCCCACCGCTCCCCAGACTCCCATAGGGTACGAGCGACCTCCAACACGGTCGGGTTGATCTCCCAAGCGGTCCGCTGCAGGGCGTTCACGGCCCGGTAGACGTCTGGCATCTCGGCGTCGGCGACGAGCTCCTGGGTCGTCCGGGACCGGTTCTTGACGAGATGCTGCCGGGCCACCAGCCCGGTCGAGTATCCGCCCGCCTGGCCCCGCGCCCAGTCGCCCGGCACGTCCAGCATCGGCATGTACAGCGGCTCCAGGAGGGAGTCCCGGCGGTCGGCCTCGTAGATCCAGTGTTCGACCTCCGGCAGGAGGCGCAGCACGTGGCGGGAGCGCCTGCGGCCCATCGGCATGGACTCCAGCCCCACCAGGCCGGCATGCTCCAGGACGACCTGACACATAAGGGCCCCGGCGCCGAGCCTCTCCCGCATGGACCACCGTACGAACCCCTTGTCCCGAGCGAATCGGCGGGTGGACCGGCGCAGGCGGGAAGGGGCCCTCTCCGGGATGGCGCGGGCGTTCCGCCGGATGGCGGCCCAGCTACCGGGGTGCTGCTCGGCTACCCAGCGGGCCTCCCGCTCCGCGTCCATCGCGGAGGCCACGGCGTGGCAGCAGGCGTTCCAAGTGTCCCCCCGGCAGGCCGCGTCGAGGCACGTCCGGAGGGCAAGTAGGCAGGCCTGGGCCGGCGGTACCGCCAGCACCGGGCCGTAACTGGCCAGTCGGCGAGTCGGCTGCTCACGCTCTTGCGCCGCCAGCCACTCCGTCAGGGCCGGGACTACCCTGGACATGGCGGCGCGGACAACGGAGTGACCAGCGACGGTGAGGGATTGGCGGCCCCGCTCGCGGAGGCGAGCGGTGGCGGACTGCCGGCGTTCGACACCCCGCTGGGCCATCTCGGCCTCCAGCACCGCCTCCCGGTCGGTGAACTCAGTCATGAGCTAGCCGACGTTCTGGGTCGGGCTGTCCGCCGTGATGAATTTCGGTTCCGCCTTCTCCAGCGCCACCAGCGCCTGAAAGGCCATGTCCCACTGGTGGTCGGTTACGGTCGGGTCACCGCTGCGGTACTCGTCGTTACGCTCGTCCAGCCAGATGCACAGCGATTCGTGAATAGCTTGTAGTTCGTTCATGAGGTGCTGATGCGCCGCAAGGCGTCGGTGAGGCCAGCTTGGCCGGGATGGCAGTACCGGTAGGTGGAGCTCGGAGACCGGTGCCCGAGCCAGGCCCCGACCACGGGGAGGCTGACGCCGGCCTCGACGAGACGGGTGGCGCAGCCGTGGCGCAGGGCGTGCGGCACGACCTCGGCGTCGCCGCGGGTGGACTCGACTTGATCCCGGGCCCAGCGGAAGACGTGGTTCAGGCGGCTCTGCGAGAGCCCGCGGAACCCGGCCGCCCAGCACCGGACTGCCTCAGGCGTCAGGGGCACGCGCCGGGGATCTCCGTTCTTGGAGTCCCGCACGCTCGCCCATCCGTCCGTCACGTCTGGCTCCCGAAGGGCCAGCGCCTCCCCGGCTCGCATCCCCGTCTCTGCCAAGAACCCGACCAGCGCGGCCGTCCGCGGGCACCGGGTCAGGCAGGCCAGACGGATGAGCCGGACCTCGTCCGGCGTCAGCACGCGGGTGCGGCCCCGGGGCTCCCGCTGCCAGGGCAGGGTCAGCGCGGGCAGGCCCCGGTCCCGGCGATCCGCGGATAGCGCCGACAGGTATCGGTTGCAGGTCGCCGGGGCCAGGCCCGAGGCACGCATGTCTCGCACCATCTCGCGCAGGCGGGCCGCGGTCAGCCGGCGGCCAGCGAGCCAGCGCTCGATGCGGGCTAGCTTGGGGTCGGCGAGGTTCATGGTACGTACTGCGCGACATGGCCGAGCTCCCGAGCCCGGCGGACAATGAGGCCGTTCAGGGCGTCATGGGCGATACCACCCCTGACGTTTCCGAAGGAGCGCCATTCCAGGCCGTACTTACGGCCAAGGCGCTTGCGCAACTGACGGCGCTCCATACGCCGGAGTCGACGCAGCGTGGCTTGCCGAGTCAGGTGGCGTAGATCAAGGCGGAGTTGTTTGCGGCCCATGGTTAGTTGGTCCCAGGCATGACGGGACCGGACCGCAGAGCCTGTAGGCGATCGATCTCGATAGTCAGCAGAGCCATAGTAGTCATATGCTGGGCGATTTCTAGGCGAAGGCTATTCGCATAGGCGGTCTGCTGGTCATCTTGCGAGTTGTAGTTGCCGCTGGCGAGCTCGATCAGACCTAGGGAAACGCATCGCATCTCGATCAATCGGTCCAGAGTGTTCATTCGCCATCCTCGATTCGTCGGAGCAGGTTGACGCCCGGCGACCCGGTACGTTCATAGGCCTCTTCAGCGCAGGCGGCGGCGAGGTGGAGAACATGGTCGCGCGCGGCGGAGACGTGAACGCGCTTGGCGGCGCGGGCGGCGGCGTGGGCGGCGTCGTTGGCGGCGTGGGCGGCGGCGTGGGCGGCGGCGTGGGCGGCGTCGCCGGCGTAGGCAGCGGCGCCGGCGGCGGCGTGGGCGGCGTCGCCGGCGTAGGCAGCGGCGGAGGCAGCGGCGTAGACAGCGGCGGAGGCAGCGGCATAGGCGTCGGCGGCGGCGGCGTGGACGGAATGGGCGGCATCGTCGGCGGCGGCGCGGGCGGCAATGTCAGTGCCCTGTATTTCGCATCTCCGCGCTGCGTGCTCCAACCTAGCGGCCCGAAGGGCCACTGGTACCACCCGGCGAATGATGAGCGCGGTCAATATGCGACTCCACGCCTGTCGGTCCATGCCCGCGGTTCCGAGCTGCATTACGCCGATCCGGCGCAGGCCGGCAGCCCGAACGGTTGGTGAGCTCCAAGCGGCGTCATTCAGGACGATTTTGAAGTTCCTATCTGGCCGCGCCACGCAAACCGGCTTATCCCCGTGCGGTTCGCCTAGGGCGAAGCAAACCGCTGCTTCAACGCACATCTTTCCGGGCACCGGTGTCCCAAGGCCCGGATAAAGGCCAGCGTCGATGATCTTGAGGACCTTACGGGCGTGACGAATGGTGAGCTTCATGGACATGACCTAGTCTATCCGACCGCCTGCATTTCGTCAAGCACGAGATCCAACAATCCTTGGGAGGGCGCGGGCATCTCGGGTCGGGCCGGGAACTCCAGTCGACCCAGGACGTAGCCGAAGAATGCCTCGCCGGCGGCGCGGTTGGCGGGCTCGTCCCACCAGCGGTTCCGGTCGATCGGATGAGGTGCCCACCAGACCATCGCACGGGCCCAGCCGCCGGCTGGGTTCGGCACGGTCGGCGAGGCCAGGCTGAACGGCGGCGCGGCTACTAGCATGTCCATGGCCGGGCTGAGGTGGGTGAAGGCGTGCAGTACATGGTACCCAAGTAGGCACACCTCACGGCCGGCGAACAGGTCCTCGTACAAGCGGTGGGCGGCCCAGGTGGCGAGGCCCGGGACCCAAAGCTGGCCGGCAGCGGTGACGAGGTCGACCACGTCGAAGGGAGTCCCGCGCATCATGCTCTGTAGTCGGCGACCGCTGTCAGAGCACTCGTCCAGCGCGGTTGACGCCCCTCCGCCCACCAGAAGTACACGGCGGGCGGGGCGGCAGGCGAGCCACTCGGGCACCCGACCAGCGCGGCTGACGTCGGCGTTCGCCGCCGGAGGGGTGGCCGGGCCCGCAGCCGGCGGCGCCCCTTCGCGGTCGGGCGCGGTATCCCCGGTCGGCGCGCCCCGGTCGGGGGCCTCATCCTGTCCGTCACGCGCTCGCATGGTACCCAAGCATACCCTACCGCCGGGCGCGGGACCAGGAGAATCCCGGATTCCCTTTTGTCAGTCCGCCACCGCGTGACAGGCGCGCAGCACGCTGAGGAGATCCTTCTCGGCGCCCGGATCGTGCTGGTCGAGCAACGCGCGCACCGTCTCGTCGGTCCAATCGGACAGCGGAAGGTCCTCGCAACCGTAGGCCAAGTGCAGGGCGCTTTGCGTGTCGCGGTACAGGATCCAGCCGTAGCGGTTGAAGGCTGAGAGCAGAGACGCCGCGACGTCCACGCGGTCCCCGAGGCGCACGCCGTCCCCGAGGCGCACGCGGTCCCCGAGGCGCACGCCGTACCCGAGGCGCACGCCATTCCCGAGGTGCACGCCGTCCCCGAGGTGCACGCCGTACCCGAGGCTCACACCGTCCCCGAGGCGCACGCTGTGCCCGAGGCTCACGCGGTCTTCGAGGCGCACGCGGTACCCGAGGTGCACGCTGTGCCCGAGGTGCACGCCGTACCCGAGGCTCACACCGTCCCCGAGGCGCACGCTGTGCCCGAGGCTCACACCGTACCCGAGATACACGCCGTCCCCGAGGCGCACGCTGTGCCCGAGGTGCACGCCGTCCCCGAGGCGCACGCGGTCCCCGAGGCGCACGCGGTCCCCGAGGCGCACTTCGTCCCCGAGGCGCACGCCGTCCCCGAGGCGCACGCCGTCCCCGAGGCGCACGCCGTACCCGAGGCTCACACCGTCCCCGAGGCGCACGCCGTCCCCGAGGTGCACACGCACAATTGAACAGTCCGGGTTCCGATGCTCTCGTGTTTCCATGCTGGTACCCCAAGCATACCCTACTGTCGAGCGCAGGGTCGGATTCCCTCACTTGCCCCCAGACTCAATAGGAGCCCCGTGGAGACCGGCTTTGTTCCGAGGTACTGGAGGTCCACCGATTGGCGATCCCGGCTCCTAGGGCCTCCTAGGGCCGTCTGGAGCCTCCTAGGGTATCCGAGGGCCCCCATTGGACGATGCCCTCCCGAACCGCCACCCATAGGATCGACTGGACGCGGCTCGGCGGAATGCCGACATGGCGGGCGAGCTCCTGGTAGGCAGTCTCGACCCTTCGGTACCATGCCGCGCCCCCGCTCTCCGGGAGGCCCGCGACTCTCGCCGACCACCGGTCCACAGTGACCGGAGTGTGATCGCCCGCCAGATTCCGGGCGAAGCGCGATACCTTCGGCCCGGTCGGGACAGCGAGGCCCGCTAGGATTCGCCA